GTCCCCACCATGTGGGGACACCTTGGTAAACCCCTCTCCAAGAGGTGGTGCTATCCATAAGGTCTTTTAACTAAGTGCAAAGGAGGTATACGAAGTTATGACTTACCATAACATTGCGCAACTTACGCAATATGCATCAATTATCGATCGAGAAGATGGAGAAAATACTATCCCAGTTAATGGGAAGTACCATCAAATTACTCGATATTCGAGAAATGCTGCACGGAGCCTTCGAGCCCAGCGTTTGGTAACTTATAATACCAAAACTAGGCAGTACTCGTATTCTGACGCTTTATGGGTCGCCATCCCAGGCTGGGTACCGGATGTAGGGTGGAATTATGACCACCTAACCGCACAATGTATCGTTAAGATGCATAATGCATTCGATTCGGTCCAGCTTGCCAAGGACTTGGCTGAGGCCTGTTCGGCGACGGCACGCTTCTTTAAAAGTGTACCAATGTCGATTAGATACCTCAGAAAGGGCAACTTTGCTAAGGCTTATACGTCCTTAGCTGGGACTTCTACGGTTCGGCAAAGCCTACCCGCGACTTATCTTCAGTACCAATGGGCTGTAAGACCCTTGATATCTGAACTTGAGGAGCTATGGGAAAAGCTTTCCCCGAAGAAAGCCCCGTTGTTTCGTATTTCAGAAGCATCGGGTGTGTCAGATGCAATGTCGAGTTCAGTTGATTATCACTATGATGATCAATGTATAACGACTTTCTATACACAGACTGCTAATAGGTCTGTGAAGATTGTTCGTTATTTTCGACATGACATTTTAGACACTCAGGGTTTTCACTTTAACCCGCTCGGCGCTATTTGGGATGGGATTCCTTGGAGTTTTCTAGTAGACTGGTTTGTTCCAGTCAGCGATGTACTCAAAGGTATGTCGTACAGTATCCCCGGCTGTGTAGCTGGGTTCGATAATCATAGATTCGAACTCAGAACCGAGGTAACGGGAGTTTCCCCGTATGAGGCAAAGGCCTACAAAGGTCTTATTCGCGTCCGATTAGAATGGCCGGAAAGTCATTTCCGGGTTTTCAACTTCGAACGCATACCAAGTACGTCCACTTCCTTAAACGCGGCACAGATCAATGAGTTACTTTGGAATAGCCCAGCTGGGCTTACTCTTAAGCGTACTCTTAATCTATTTAATGTCGCATGGGTATTTGCTTCACGCAAATAATTTGTTTTTTATAGACCGTAAAGTCTCTAAACTTCCTTTGGAGGGCCTATGGCTCAAATTTCAAATATTGTGGTAAACGACCACACAGCTGATGTAACTTTTGTTCCGATGTCAAAGGATGGCCTCGATGTTAGATGGAGTAATCCACAAGCATCTTTGGACTTATCACCTCGCATCCAAGCAATTGGTCATCAGATTATCTCTGGGACTAATCGCAAGTTCGAACTACGGATAACAAAGCCGTTTGAATGGACTTCGCCTAATGGGGTTAAATCGACAAAACTTGCAATTGTTAAAATGCAGTTCTCGATACCTCAAGAAACAGCTACCGCCGATGTTACAGCGCTTAGATATATCGCTAGTAACACTTTACAAAACGGCATCATCGCTGATGCTGTTGATAGCGGCGCGTTGCCTTATTAGTCCAGCTAGGAGGTTTAAATTAAATGTTATCAGTTAAAGACGATCTTCCGGGTCGTTTCAATCCACCACAGGTGGTGCGACTGAACAGAGCTAAGTACGATAAGCTTAAAAAGAAAGCTATCGCCTGCACAAACAAAGATCTCGGTGTAGACCTGCAATATGGTTTATTACCAACCTTGAATTTAGAAGAGTTTTTAGCTTACTGTGATGCTATTAATCAAGATATCCTTGTTAGATATCCGGATTATGAAGCAAATACAGTTCGTAAAAAGATTCCTCCGAAGACAAAGGCAGAATCCGAGGCGTTAGCGGATAAGACTTTTAGTAACTATATGGCTTCAGTTGATGAAGCTTTCTTTATAGCGAAAAATCTCGTAAACCGTTTACACCAAGGTGAGATCCTTGAACTCGACTATCGGCGTATTTTTGATACCGCCGGAGATATAGTTGAGCGTGCACTTAGCAACGTGCCCTACGAACCACAGACCCGTTTCTTTTATGGGCCTGGTGCTTCGCTAAGTGGATTTGAGTTCGATTTGACCCATGACGGGCAAACGCGAACATACAGATCTCGCTTGGCTAAGCTTTCGTCACTTGCCGGGGAGCTGGACGATCTCGAATTGTTTTTCGAGCCATCTCTCGCTGAGCAAATACGCCAAACAGGCGTACGCTCTTCGTGGTCTTGGGATAAACTTCACCAAGTGCCTAAGAACGCCGACAAGAATCGGGTGATAACTATAACCTCTGTTTTGCGTAAAGCTGAACAAAAAGGTATAGGCGAATGGATACGCAAAGCGTATCGGAGCATAAGGTCTTGCAACATCAATCATAATCTTGATACATGCGCGCGGGATCATCAAGTATTGGCTTGGATAGCATCCAAGACTAATTTCTTTGATACCTACGACTTTTCATCTGCGTCCGACAGAATTACTTTTCCGATATTGGAAGAGGTTCTCCTGGGGAAACCTAGGCCCAATTGCCAAAAGCTTTGGGACCTGATGCAGAGATCGTCGTGTTTGGGTTTTGAATGGAAAGGAAATCGGTACACGTACCGAAGCTTCCCTATGGGATACTCGTTCACTTTCGAACTAGAATCCCTCATATTCTTTGCCCTTACAGTCGCATTTCTCTTGAATTGGGGTTTCACGTTAAGTGAAGCTCCTTTAGATCGTTGCATTGCATATTTAGTCTCTACGTACGGCGATGATTTAATAGTCGCTTTAAGCAGAGCAAGGAAGTCTTTCGAACGGTTCTTTGGATCGATTGGTTTTAAATTGAACGACGAAAAATCGTTCTCAATCGAAACATCGTTCCGTGAGAGTTGCGGCGCCGATTTTAACAACGGCGTCTTTGTCCGTGGCTTTTACGTTAAGACGAGGGAACCCTCTATAAGGGATTTTCTCAGAATAACGAATTTTGTCAAGGTCAATTATGGTGTTAAGGATTCATTCCTCGACACGCTTCCTTTCTATAGGAAAATCAAGTCAGCATACGGTCTTAACCTCTGTAGGCTGTCGTTAGATAAACTAATCGGTCGAAATTCAATTTTCGCCAAGGACGTACCTGTCTCTGTTTTATTATCAGATACAGATTCAGTTCCTAAGTTTATATTGATGTACAGTCAAACACGTAAAGCCAAAGACTGGCTCGACGCGCATCTCCTGTTTGACACAGATTATAGTCTGTTGGCAGCTGGGGAAGATGAGAGCGAACATGCTTTTTCGTTTTCATACGCGGAATCAGGTGATACATTAAGGTTAAGATCTTTAACACAGAACGATGGTAATTTCTTTATGAGATTATCTGAGTCCTGGGTCGATGATCTGATACTTAAGTATGATCCTGATCTGGCGCTACTATAGATATGCACAGACCCCATATTGGGGTTAGTCCTTATATCTAGCTAGGTTCCTCTTCGAAACCTAAACCAACGGAGAGGGGACTCCTATAAGGAGG